TGCAGATCAGTCTGATCTTATGGCATTGGCAATAGATAATCTCAGGGTCAAGCAGTTACGGCTCCAAGGGACTCAGGACGGTGCGGCCCTTGCCATGCAGCGTTTTCATACTCAAGTCAATAATACAAAAGAATCCATCGGAATGGGATTGCTTAAAGTAGTGCAAAGGCTTTATGGAGATTTTCAATATCTTGCCGCTGGTGCTCTTGGCCTTGTTTCTGGTTTTGCGCGGATCGATGCGGCTATATATTCACTTAGAGGGAATGAACAAAAAGCTGCTGAATGGACGGGAATTGCAAATGCGTCGTGGGCGGCACGAAATGACTTAATTAACAAAGCTATCACCAATATGACTGGAGAAGGGGAAGTTGAGGCAAAGGCTTCTGTTCAGTCGATTGCTGCGGCTCAGGCAAAAGTTGCCGCAGATATGGAAAGGCTTAAATCTATTGCCGCCACAAAAGCAGCAGCAGAGGAGAACGCCAAAGCACAAGAAGCCGCCGCAAAGCAGATCACCGAGGCCATAAGAAAGCAGAATGTTGATATTGATGGATTCAGCCAGAGCCAGTATGAAAAAGACATGATCCACATAGATTCTGAGAGTGCGGAATGGCTGGATAAGACCAAAAACAAGGTTCTTGTCGCTGAATGGGAATCAAATGAGCTTCAAAAAATTGAGCATAAATTCAAAGAAGATCAAGTTAAGGCTTCAAAAGAATACCAGAAACAGATGGATGATATGGAAAAATCCATCCAGAAGGGTGCGAAAGAAACAGCAGCAGAAGTAGTAAAATTCAATAAGGAAAAATTCAACGCCGAGCGGCAAGTATATAAGGACATAAGTAAATATGCCGGAGATTATTACGACAGCGAAATAAAATTAATCAATGAGCAGGCAGAGGCATACAAGAAAAAAGGAGTTGATCAAGTAGCTGTTGCCGCGTGGGTAGCAGAGGAAACACGGAAAGCGGAATATAAAAAGGATGAATATTCTAATGATTTTTTTGAAGGCGTTAGTGCTGGTTATGAAAAGATGAAAACCGAAGGTATGACCTTTGGAAAAGCAGGGATTGAAACTTTCAAAACCTTTTCTACCGCAGCAGAAACAGCCCTTTCCACCGGCCTTTTTGATGCGATTAAAACCGGCACGGTCGATGCGAGTAAAATATTTACGACCTTCGGCGATACGATGCTTAAGAAGTTCACGGATATTGTTGCTCAAATGATTGTTGAAGGGGCTACAGAATCAATCGTTATGTCGTTTGGTGCTTCATGGTCAGAAGGTGCATCAACTGTTTTATCAACTATTGGTAAGGTTTTGGGTTATGCGACTAATTGGTTTACGAGCGACACAGAAGGTTGTGCAAATGGTGGCTGGATTCCCGGCTATGCCTATGGTGGCAACTCCCCCGCGAATGACACTGTTTTGAGATGGATGTCTCCAGGTGAATATGTTGTTGACCGCGAAAGAATACAGGCAATCGCTTCTCAAGGTAAAAATGGCGATACGATGATCGCGCATATCAACCCCGCAGAAGCCGCTCTCTTAAAGACTTTGGGTGGCTCTGGAACAATCAACGAGCGCACCGGATTGCCTCAGTTCTATCAGTCATATGATGACTATTTAGCGACTTTTAAAGCAACGCATGATTTGAGTTCTTATGTGGATGGTAACGGAGATGCTGATACAACGAAAATAGGGCAAACGGCGGCAAAAAATTACCTGATTGAAGCTATTGTCGCGGGTAAACTCAAAGATGCCTTGGCCTATATCGATCCGGCAGGTTATCCGCTCCGTGGATCGTTAGGCAAATTTACCACAGATGACCCCACTTATTATCCAAATAAATATAAGGGCTGGCAGCCGTGGTACGGTGCAGTCGGAGTGCCGATCATTGACTACAATAAAGATATTTTTGACTTATGCGCCTATGAGGGCGGGATCGGCAATGATGGAGATAAAAGAACCGGCGGCACGTTCCTTGTTTCCCCCGCCGATTATTTCCGCATGGTCAAGGTTAAAAATGATGCAACGTCTTTCATTCCTTCCGACATCTACGGTAATGCATGGCCCAATCCCTATGCCGCCTATGGTTATAATGATTTGAATATGCCGGATTTTGACCCATATACGGGGCAGCCATGGAGCGAAGGGCTTACAAATCTGCAAGACTACAATACGGCTTATTTTTCGCAATTTTCAGTTACAGCAGGCGGTGGGACGTTCGGCAGCATTTTTAAAGGCGTTACTATGGCTGTTATTGCGGCATTGACGGCTGGTTATGCATCGCTCGCCTTTGCGGGGGCGGGAATCGGCGGGGCAGCATCATTTGGAGCCGAACTTGGCGTTGGTAGCACGCAGGTAGGAGCAGGTGCTGCATTGCTCGGTGGTGCGGTCGGCGGGGTTGTAGGATCAATCCCATTAGCACAAGAACAACAGAGCCTTATGCCGTTGCTTTTTGGAGCGGGAGCGGGAGCTATAGGCGGTTATTTGCTTGGAGGATCAAGCGAGCTTACTCTGAGCGATATCCTGAAATCCTCTGTAGGATCGGTGGTCAAAAAATACGCACTATCCAAAGCCTTAGAAACAATATTCCCGAGTGCAGAAGGTACGGCAAACATTACTTCTGAGGGCGCATCTGGCGGTGACGGTCTCATGTCCATGCTGAAATCCGCGCCCGGTCAGATGGCAGGCGATTATGCCTTTTCCGCAAAGAACGGCCTTGATTATGTACCGAGAGACAACTATCTGATCAATGCTCACAAGAAAGAAGCGGTTTTGGATGAAGAGGATGCTACGGAATGGCGTAAAAGTAAGAGTGGTGGCGGCGAGCGACAGGTAGTTGTTAACTTCAATATTGGCGGCAACTTGATCGGCGATAAGCAGACATTTAACGATTTCTGCGAAAAGGTTGATTACATTATAAACAAGCGAAATAAGAAAACATATGCAGCAGCATAGGAGAAGCAGCCGTGAGCAAAGCCAGATTTTTATATAATAATTTGATTACATCCGAATCCATGCTGGCTGTTTCATCGCTGCGTGCTGGCCTGGTTACCAACGCCAAAAAAGAAGGCACTGGATCGGCGGTTATAGTTACATCGGGAAATTACAGCGGATCCACTGACCTTGAATATATCGTGGAAATTGATTCTATCGCGGCCGGTGCAGAAGTGGGGCAAGCCACTTTCCGTTGGTCGGATGGCGGCGGTACATGGAACGCAACAGGAGTGACAACTCCAACATCGGCAACGGAACTTAACAATGGTGCTAAAATAGCCTTCACATCCGGCACGGGTGCGGACTTTGTTGTCGGTGACAGGTGGTATTTCAAAGGTGTTAATCTCTTTAATCCCGGCAAGCTTATCGACCTGGACAGAGACCATGTTTGCAGGTCGGCGGCGTTGGAATCTCCGAATACAACTACAATTGATTTAGGATCGGCGCAAGAGGTCAAGGCGTTGGTCCTGTATGACCATAACATCACCTCCGGCGCAACTATCACCATAAATGGTAATTCAGCTAATTCCTGGGGTGCTCCTGCGTTTTCCGAGTCTGTGACCTGGGCAGCAGACAAGATTTTGCATTACCTGTCAGAGGCCCAAACATACCGGTACTGGCAACTGCAAATAACTGATACCGCGAATACAGACGGCTACATTGAGACAGGTGAGATATTTCTTGGCTCGTATATGGAGCTGTCAAAAAATTATGTAGAAGGGTTTAAAAAGCCTTTTGAACTACTTTTTGATGAGAATAAAACACCCTATGGAGTGAGCAAAAAGAGATTTTATAATAAACGACGGAACTTCCAATTTGATTTTAATTATATTCTGGCCGCTGATATTGCTTTGCTGGAAACCATGCTTGATGCCCTCTGTGACAGTGATAATGGGAAAATAAACCCGTTTTATTTTAATGATGACTCGGCAATTCCGGCGAATACCTGGCTTGTTGATATAACTTCCTTGCCGGAAGATCACCAAGCGAGAGGTTTTTATAGTTCGTCTTTGTCATTTACCGAAGTGCTGCGGAGTTTATAAATGTATCGAGTACCTTTAAACTTCCATAAACGATTACAACGTGGTGAAAAGCCAATATCTTATATCCTTGTCAGCACACACATGGGATATCGAGCATATGCCGAAAAGGAATTGAAAAAAGTATTTGATCCGTTGGCCTATCTTGCCGACGGTACTTATACCGCAGGAGGATCACTTACAGCTGGAGGGACAAGTGCCGGGGTTATTGATAAATCCGGCAGGGTGATTTCTTTCGGTACATTTGAGAGATCATTGCAATCAATGAAAGATGATGTGCTTGGCTCCTACCAGTCGAAAACATTACAATCTATGAGCATTGATCTTGCCAATACCGATGATTATTTCTCAAAACTTACGGCATCGGAGCCGTTTATCGGCAGGGAAATAAAATATTATATAGGTTTTGAGGATAGTCCGCAGAGTGAGCATTTAAAACTATTTTCGGGCATTATAACGGAAATCGAAGAACTGGAAACCTTTACTATCGAAGCGGAAGAGGGTGAGGACGGTCTGTCTGATACATTCTACCTTGGCAAATCCAATAGGTACACGAATCCATTAAATAGTAGTGATCTCTTGCCTATCGTTTATGGGAACAATACCGACGGCAGCACCGGGATATGGTCATTGCCCTGTATTGACACGGTTAATTTTGTTTATTGCTTTGCTGATCATGCTGTTTTGAGTGTGGCGGATGGAAACTCAATTTCTATTTACGCCGCCGGTGTTCTCATCGATCCGGCAAATTATACCTTCAGCGCTTCTAATAATTATGAATCAGAGGGTATTATTTCCACAGTTACATTCACAACAGATCAATCTAATACGGTCATTTCAGCCAGAGGTAAGGGCAAAATCTTAACCGGCACAATATTAATGGGAAACATCATTGATATTGTCAATGACCTTCTGACAGTTGAAAATGATTGGACTTCATCTCTATTTGAAACCACGGCCAAAGCCACAGCCCGGGAAACATTCGAAGCGAAAAGCTACAAAGCTGCTGGCGTTATAACATCGGATGCTGTTCTTTGGGAAACGATTACATCCATGATGGGTTCGTTCCTGGGATCCGCCTTTATAAATGGTAGTGGGGAGTTGGTTTTGGATATTGACATAAACACGATTCCGTTTTCGCCGGCCAATATCATCTCAAAAGGCGATGCTTATTTGACCGGCGCAACAATCAAGCGAGACAATATCATTAACCAATGCCCCTGTAATTACGGTTATAATTATGTGAGCAGCGAATTTAAGCATTCGACAGACGACACGGTCCATGCCGACAGATCCTCACAGGGTATTTTCGGGATACGTGAGCCGAATACACCATATCAACATTATTGGTGCCGTGATTTGACGAGTATCCAAAAGATTCAGGATTTAATCGTCGCTAAACTGAAAAATCCACTGCATGAAATAGAAATAACGGACACGACTCTTAAGCGGATCGGAGTGGATATTGGTGACCATGTTGCCTATTCTGCTGCCCATCTTTATGGATTGGACGGAATACCGTTATTAAATAATTACTGGAAAATCATAAGTGTCAAGCCGGATTATGCGAAAAATCAAATCATCTTTAAAGGATTACAGACACCATATTATATGACAACCGCTTGTCTGGCTGATGGAAGTTATACGGCGAATGATGCAATTAAAGCCGGTGGAAATAGAGATATGACAGTCTCTTAGGAGGGGTATTATAATGGCAGACAAAATCATACAATATACAGAGGAGTTAGTGGGGGCTGGCCATCCGACAAAAGCTGATACATTGAATAGGGGGCTGCTGGTTGAACACAATGCGGACGGTACACATGTTGATAGTATTAAATATGCCGAACTGATTAAAAATATGAAACCAATCGTTAATGCCATCGTCAACAAACTGGACATTTTCACAAAATCCGGAGGAGCAACACCCAATGCGACAAATATCATCTCCGTAGCAATACCTGATGGTAATGGTTATACATTCAGAAACCGGGCGGCCGCATATCTTTCCGGTACAAGTCAATTCATCATGGCCGCCGCCGCAAATTATTGGAGCAAAGGCAGTCTTGACGCCGAAATGAAAACAGCGTGGATTTACGCTATCTGGGACGGTACAGGTATTGTCTGGGCTTTGTCTGGATATTCGGGATTCAACATTGTCCCGACAACTACCACAGTTACAGATGATGATTATTTCCTGCTGGAAGCCGGGTCCACCTATACTCGTAACGCCGCGCACTTCTGCGCGGCAATCGCAAAAATACGATACCAGTACGACACGGCAGACACTCCTAATCACACCATCCAGGCAACCGGGGAGAATGCGCCACAGGTTGTCTGGAATCCACGATCAGATTACGGTTATCAAAAAAATCTGGCGACAACTATTTCATCAAGTAGTACCATACAAGATCAATCAATCATTAGTATAGTTGTGAAACAGTCCCGTAAGTATGACCTCATTGGGGTTGCGCTCACTATTGGCTCTGCAAGCGTAGATAATGATAATCAGGCTAGGATAAAAACAGGCAAAGGTGCTTATAGTGCAGCCATTCAAAAAGCGGTCAGTGAGGGATATTCGGTACAAACTTACGTCCCCTTGCCTCTTTTTGCCCGTGGTGTTTATTTAAACAGTGGCGATACTATTTACCTTGGATGTCAGGTGGCAAATCCCGGTAGTCAACATGTTATTTACGGTGATAATAATTTTGTTGGAGCAACATCATTATCGTTTAGTGCGGCAGATTAAAATAACCATCAGAAAGGGAACACAGACCATGACCGAAGTTAATATGGACGCAAATATTTTAGTTCAACTTTTGGCACAACGAATTAATGGTAATAATTTTTGGTTATCTGGCCTTGAGGTTATCTGGTTGGATGTAAATGGGTTACCAGATAAAAACTCTATTTACAACACCCCCGAAAACTGCGCAATTATAGCCGATGTGGTTGCCAATTATGACACGCTGGCAGCAGCTTATGAGGTATCTCAGGTTACAGTGAGGAAACGTCTTGCCTACAAAGCAGAAGCCGACCCTCTCTATGCTGAATGGCAAGCACTTCTGACAGCTAACCATGAGGATGCAGAAGCACGGAGAGTGGAATGGCTGGCAAAGAGAGCAGAAATCAAGGCACGATTCGGAGCAGAATAACCTGGGTGATGATTTAAATGCATCCAAACAGAAAGACTGATCCCTTTTGAGACCACTTTTGTAGACAAACGTAGACAAAATAACTCAAAAAAAAGGGGTTAGAATTTCTTCTAACCCCTTGATTTATTTGGTAGCGGGGATAGGATTTGAACCTATGACCTTTGGGTTATGAGTCCACTGTTATCACTTGAAATTATTATATATATTATGGTTAAGGTGTAGACAATAATGTAAAATATCATATTATTTCGCCTTGTTATCTGTAGACAAGCCATTGTTAAACATCTTGTCAAACATTCCTTCGGTTGCGTCTTTAATATGCTGGGTGGCAACATGTGTATAGAATGTAGTTGCTTGAATAGTGGCATGCCCGAGCAGGGATTGAATCGTCCGGAGATTTTCTCCGCGAGCTAATAAGTGCGTGGCAATGCCCGGCGGCATATTCCGGCTGCGGCCATAACCGCATAACAAAAAACTTTGAATGGATAGTATACTTTACAATGTCCCTTAATCTGGTATTCCGGTTTGGCCAGTTTTACTATTATGCACTTTTGATTGATAGGAGTAATGATTCTACTTGTGCTTTTAATTTTTCAACCTCGCCGTTCAATCGACCGGTGGTTCGCTTCTCATCAGCTAACATGGAATTAAAGTTTTCAATTTCAGAATGCTGTTGGTTTAATTTTTGGTTTTGCTGATTTATTTTCTCATTCTGCTGGGCGATTAATGTGTTTTGTTCGGCCAATGTCACCTGGCATTGCTTCAATTCAGCTCGTGCAATGTCAAGGTCTTCACGCAATTCTATTGCTTCATGAAACGATTCGATGTTGCTATCTAGTGCTCTGCAAAAAGATGAGTTTGATCTAAGTACTTTTGCGGCTTTGCGCAGTAGTATGTCAGGGGAAGGACAATCTGATTGTTGTTCACGAACGGAAGAACGAGAAGTATCGGATGTTAAAGCATGCGCAGATGCGTTATTTTGCATATCCTGCATTTTACCTTGGCCGGTTTTTATCCAATTATAGTTTTTATTATGTCTGTCTGCTTCTTTTTCAATTAATTTCGTTAATGTGCCGCGACGTTTTCTGGCTGATAGGTCAGAAGGAGATATATTAAGAATATCAGCTAATTGCTCTTGATTTTTTACACCAAAAGCAACCATTGCACGTTCGATAATAAGATCTATGTTAATATTTTTAACCATATCCTCAACTTTTATCTTGACAGTTTCCTTAATACCGTTTACATACGCTACTACATTAGTAATTACATAAACACCATATATCGGAAGGCATATTTATCTATACCCAAAAATATAAAACTTAATCAAACAGAGGAGGCTGACAATGGAATCTGCAAATCAAACAGCATCAACCATTATCGATCAAAAAAGCCGCATTCTCAATTACGCCCTCGATATCGAGAGGCGCAAGGCTGAAATATCAAAAACTACTATCGACACCAACGCTGTGGAAACAAATTTCCGTCATTTCTGGAAATTGGTTTCTGAGTCAGAATAGGCATTGTTTTTTGGCTTGCGCCAAAGTTCCGCAAAGATTTTGGACATAAACGTCCATATCTTCGCCGGTTGTAATATTACGATACGTTTCACTACCCATTGAGGTGAAATCCTTATGCATAACGTTGTGACCAGACTCGATGTCATAGCCTCCCAACAATTCGAAAATAACGAATTCATCATCTTCGGTGCAGGCAGCAACCATGCCCCTGCGTTGGTTAACCAGAACAACTGTTGCATTCATAATATTTCTCAAAGCCTAAACAAAGGAGCCTGACATGACTACCTGGCAAAAGTTTTTAAAAGAAACCATCCCATCACGAAAAACAAGCAGAAAGTTACAGTTATTCGTTGGATATGAATTATTTAAGCGTTCCCCTGAGGTTTCGCGTGTTGCAAAACGAACTTCTGGTAGCCGTCCATGAGCCATTTAGCGATGCCTTCTTTTTCATTCCTTAGGACATTGAGCAATTGCTCATATTCGGTGTCCGATATTTCCTCATCGAACTTATGTTGTCCAGGAATAGTTGAGAGAAAACCATTCAGCATATCTTCCATGGCGGCTTTCGGCTTGCCGCTTACTTCATGCAAAATCTGGGTAAATACGTCTCTACGTTTCACAAATGCAACCTTTAAAAGGATTAGTTTACAATGGTAACAGGTAACAAAAACATAATCAATAGGAAAATCATCCTTTTGGAGAAGGGATTTACGGTCACTTCTATTGCCAAAAAACTCGGTTGTTCCCGTCAGGGCGTCAATAAATACATTACCGGAAATATTAAACGCCTCGATCAGTGCTCTATGCTGGATTCCATCAGCGATGCTCTGGGTGTTTCCAAAGAAGGCTTCTGGCCGGAATTTTACGGTCCGGATAAAAAAAGATTTGGTTACTGATGATTCAGAAATAAATGAATTTGTTAATTGTGTAAATTAATAATTAGCGGGGTAAATCTTAATGGAAACGTTACGTGAAGGTTTATATAAAACGATCCACCGAAACAAAAAACCCTTGAAGGTCATAGCCGAAGAAATCGGCATGAGCGAAAACTATCTTACCCGCGCGGCATTACCGGATGCCGAAGATTCTGATACCGGCACAGGCTGCCGTTTCCCCTTAAAAAAACTCATTCCGTTGATTAACACTACAAATGATTATTCCGTGCTTGATGTCATTGAGCAATCCGTTGGCCGTATCGGTGTTCTATTGCCACCTTCTGGTAATGTATCCACTAAGGATATTTGTCACCTTACAATAAAATTGGTGAAGGAATATGGGGAGTTACTCTGCGAAGTTGAATCAGCGCTAGAAGACGATAAAATCGAATCACACGAGTACGAAAAGATTCAGCGGGAAGGGTACCATGCCATCCAGGCAATTCTATCGCTTATGGAAGCATGCAAAGGGTAGGGAGCCAGCATGATGTCGCCACGGGAAATGGAAAAAAGACTGGACCACATGGAGCGCCTGATCAGGGAGATGCACGCCAAGATTATGACAGGTGAAGCTATGGAGTTGCAGCCGGGTAGCGAAGAGGTCAAACGCGCGGCCCGTGAAATGCTCAATGGTAATATGGCGCTGGTCAATGCCCTGGGCGGAAGAAAAGTACAACGGAGAGGGATGAATGGACGCAATTGATTCTGCACAGAAATATGATGAGCTTTTCCGAAATGCGGCATTGGCGAATGCAATGATGCGGCACGGATCGGAAGAGGATCCCCATCGCCCGGTTGGAACAACAACCAGGTGCAAAGCGGTGTGTAAATTGCCAATCAAACATAGAAAAGCAATATGCAAGGGGGTGCAAGCCATGAAGGTACTGTTCAGGCCGTTTAACTTCAGCAATCCGGAAGAAATATTCAAGGATGTTATTTATGCCCTTGGGATAACAGCAATCATTTTTGTTGTTATCGTGCTCCTGATCGCCGGCTGGGCAATGTGGCATCCTCCTAAGGTGGCGCGCACCAATTATGCCCCTTACTATAGTGCAAAAGAATATAAACGCCTGCAGGCCAAACACGGCCAACGGAAAGTGATCATCGAAGAGCCCGGTCAGGTGCCATATTATATAGATGCCCAGGGCCGGAAATGCAAATTAATGTAATAACTCGTTGCCACAGACGCTTCTTTATAACTGGCCAGCCGGAGCCATAGCAGTAAATCCCGGCTGCTTTTTAGGGGGGAACTATGGCTCTGCTAATCATTGCATTTTTACTTGTCTTTGCTGTTGGTTTTGGCTGGGGTTTCGGCGTCAGAGATATGATCATTACCAAAATGAATGAGGGCCAAGATGATGAGCTCCGAACGGATGTATGAAGCTCAAAGGCTATTAAGGCGTGTTGCTGATCGAGACGCGGAATGTGCCCGCTGGATGGTCCTGGCAATTGAAGAGATGACCGCTGCCGATGCCAATATGCCGATTAAATATGCCCTGCTGCATATCCACACCACGCTGCCCGGTGTGTCATTAACTGAAAGAGAGAGGAAATTGTTATGTCACAGCCAATCGGAGTCTTTGACGGAGGAACAACCACAATTAAGGTTCTCGGCAAGTCAGTCAATGTTGGCGTTATAATCTTCCGGACATCCGACAACGAATCAAAGCCGGCCGACCATATCGCCTATTGTAAGCTCTGTTACAAAGATTCAATTGTTAAAAATCTTAAGCGGTTATTCTGGAATAATGAGCATGAGACCACCTTGCCCTAAATGCAAAGCCGGACCGGCGAACATCTATTTTCAAGATGGAGAATACGTTTGCATTATATGCGGAAAGCATTTTCCGCGCAGCTTCATTAAATCATCCGTTCCACCGGAAACAAACGTCAAAACGGAGGAAAAAATTATGACCGAACAAAAAGCAGAAAATAATCCAACGCCGCGAGTGTGTCGCAACTGTAGACGACCTAAAACAATTCAGATGGATGGCCTCTGCGGTGGTTGTAATGCTACCGTCTACAAAAAGTTTACCAAAGGAACTCCTGAATATGACGCTGCTCTGGCCAGTGCTAAGGCGCATTTCACCGATCCGAATTATAAACGTGGCAGCAAATGTCAGAAAATAACAATTAAGAATACTGATATTGCAACACATGAGCATGAACAGGAAAAATCGGAAAACCATCGTATATCCGAAAAAATAAATCATAAAAACACCATTGACCCTCCAACAGAAATGATTGTGCGGGGCAGTTCACCACTGCGGGGTGTGTTTGCTGGATTATCATTGGCTGTTGATAAACTACGCGCCGAACGTGATTGTTGCCTAACGATGGTCGAAAAGATTGACCAAGCTATTGCAATTTTAGAGTCGTAAAACAGACCAGTTTAAACGCTCTATAACGAGACTTTGTTTAAAATATATATTACGGGTTGGACTACATGGGCATAGCATTAAAGCATCTTTCTGAATCTGAACGCGCTCAAATAGCGCGATCTCTTTTTAAGGTTACGTCCGAAGAAAAAAACAAGGGCGAAACCCACGGCCTTTGCCCGATCCATGGCGAAAGCAATCCTTCATTTTCTTACAACTATAACAAAGATTCCTATAATTGTTTTTCCTGCGGTGTGTCTGGGGATCTGTTGCGCCTCTGGATAGAAGTGCGCGGCCTTGGTCAGAAGGAAGGTTTTAAGGCATTCTGTGATGAATACGGCATTGAGCTGAAGCACGATGATCATCATGCCGGTGCCGATCATCGTCCTGGTACCGTCCAGGATCCTGAATCATCCACCCCCGCCCCCGGAGAATTGACTCACGAACAAATCATCGAGCAAATGAACCGTGCCTGGGAGAAATTTCCAGCCTTACCTGCAGCAATGATCGCCCAGATGGAAAAGGAGCGAAGTTGGTCGCCATCATTAATTGAAAGTGCTGATCTCCGCTTCGAGACCTGGCGTATCAGTAAAAAAGGCGAACTATACCAAGTGAAGGAACCTTACAAGATTGCCATTCCGATCCTAAACACTTCCGGCAACCTGATCAATATCCGCCTGTATCAGCCTGGAGCAAAGCAATACAAGATCATTTCATTTGGTAAGACAACTGGACAATCGGCATTATTCCCAGCAAAACCTCTTTATGATGATAAGCCTGTTTTGCTCTGTGAAGGCGAATCGGACTCAATCTGCGCCTTGTCGCATGGCTTCAATGCCATTACCCAAACAAGCAAGTTGATCAATTGGCCAAAAGACCACTTGGCGCCGTTCAAGGGCCGCGATGTTGTTATTGCCTATGATGCAGATCAGCCCGGCCAGAAATATGCCCGAGCTGCTGCGGAAGCTTTGACAGGGCAGGCAAAAAGCGTCCGGGTGCTATTATGGCCTGCCTTTATGGGTATCGATGAATCCGGGGCAATTCCAGCGAAACACGGGCAGGATCTGACCGACTTCTTTGTCCGCCACGGAAAAAGCGCTGATGATCTGCAGATGCTCATCGATGCCGCCGCCCCATGGCCCCCGCCCCCTGTTCAAATTGCCGAACCAGCCAATTATGGTATCCCGCCGGCATCTGTATTAGGAGAGAAACAAGACGATTCCGTTCCAGTCGAAGATACAAACGATGTTCTTCAATTTTTCGATCATGGAGCAAATAAGAAATTTTCATTCCGGCCGCGTTTATTGGCAGAAAAACTTCTCCAGGATGATCCGCTGATGACTGATCCATCGACAGGACTTGTTTATCGTTGGAACAGTAAATACTGGGAAGAATATGAAGAAAGCCATTTGAAAAAAAAGGCTGTTTTACTCCTACGCATCGAAGCCAAAAAAGGATGGATCGAGGATGCAATATTCCAGGTAAAAATGCTTTCCACGTTGCCTGCTGGTCGTAAAGTTAATGACCGAACAGACTGGATTAATCTTAAATCGGGTATGCTTAATGTAATTACGTTTGAGATGCGTGCGCATGATCGTGAATTCTTTTTTACGCAGATGCTGCCCATTGATTTCGATCCAGATTCGGAGAAGAAGTGCACTGAATTCTTGAAATACCTGGAAACCAATATCAGGACAAAAGAAGTAATAGATCAACTCCAAGAATTTACGGGTTATTGTCTGGTTCGCCATACAAAGTATGAAAAGGCCCTATATCTGATCGGGCCAGGTGCCGACGGTAAATCAACTTACATGAAAATTCTACGCGAACTGGTTGGTCCGGGAAATTGTTCTGCAGTCAGTTTTGGGGCGATCGAGGATCAATTCCAACGGTCTGCAATGTATAATAGACTTGTTAATCTATCGGCCGAGATCGGTGCCGAAGACCTCGAAAGTCAATATTTTAAAAAGATTGTAAGTGGCGATACATTGCAGGCTGCATATAAACATATTGATGCATTTGAATTCGATCCTTTTTGTAAACTTGTATTTGCCGGCAACATGCTGCCCCGCGTCCGGGATAATACAGACGGATATTTCCGAAAACTATTAATAGTTCAAATGAAGCGGCAATTTTTAGAGGATGATCCCGATCGTGATCCGAATCTATTGGACAAGCTAAAGGAAGAACTTTCTGAAATATTTTATTGGGCTTTGTGTGGTTTGGCTCGTCTGGTTAAGCAAGGTCGTTTCACTTCTAGCGATGAAACACGAGACTTGATGCATGATTATCGCCGCTTAAATAACCCTGTACTCTGTTACGTTGAGGAAGAATGTGATGTTGGAGAAGGTCTGGAAGTCCCTAAAAGGGATTTGTACGCGGATTATAAAAGCTACTGCAAACGGAATGGTTATAAGGAGCTTAATAATGGGAATTTTTTCCGCGAGTTGAATACGGTTTTCCGTAATTTGCGTAGTTACCGGCCGCGCAAAGATAACCCTGACAGATATCCTTATGTTCAGGGGATTAAGATGAAGACGGTGTTACCATGAGTAAGTGCAGATATAATAACGCGGCGAATGCCGCATCCTTATGTGCTTCTGATTCTCGTCGACGAGTTTTATCGATCGTACCGGGCATCGGCACCCCCGCACCCCCTGTTGCTGGGCTCCCCGCCAATGTCTTTTCAACCGAGCCGGTCAGGGCGATGGTCATAGAAAAAGACTGTGCATTGACCACGCAGACCCCTGTCAATGTTGAGTTGGTCAAGGCGGTCAAGGCGGTCAATGCGGTTTTAATATATCGCACATATGCGCATGCGCGCGCGTGTATTATCTTTTTTTTCTCTATATTAATTAGTTTTAAGTATTATAAAAATACATTGACCACCTTGACCAATCCAGTATTGACGCGGTTTTACGCTTTGACCAACCGCTTGACCATAAATGACCACATTGACCAATGGAGTATTGTACGTGAATCTTAATAAATATGACATTCAAGAGCCGATCAAATCAGTGCCTCCATCAAACACACCGCTGCAGGACTGGAAGGAAAGCGATGCCGTTATCCTTCTGTCTGAATATTTGAAAATCAAAAGCAGATGCGGGATTAAACTCTGCCAGCATGACGGAGAACCATGCCTGGTATTCAATCCAGCCCTGCAGACAAAAGAAAAGAATCCGGAACGATGGGCTGTTGCTGAGAACTTATGTGAATTGTTCATACCAGCTGTTGATGATCTGAAAGAATTAATTTCCACGGGCAAGCTTGCCATTCCCGCCGCCCCTATACGGAGGATGCAATGAATATTACAGTCAAAGTCGATGGGATAAAAGAATTAATCAGCAGTATGGATGATCTTTCAAAGAAGCAAGTACCATTTGCCACAGCAAAGGCGCTTACTAAAACAGCCCAGGATGTGAAAGCTGCTGAACTGCAAGAGTTACAACGATCAATAGATCGTCCCACTCCTTACACCATGAATAGTCTTTATGTAAAATCGGCCTCTAAAACAAATCTGGAATCAATGGTTTATTTCAAAGACAAGTCCAGTGCGGGGAAAGGAAACCCAGCTGCCAATTTCATATTGCCACATGTCGAGGGTGGGGTCCGCAATGTTAAGCGCTTTGAATCTGCATTGCAACGCATCGGATTATTGCCCAAGGGAATGTACATCGCACCTGGTGAGGGCTGTCAGCTGGATGCATACGGTAATATTCCATCCAGTCTAATTGTCCAAATACTATCGTACTTCCAGGCCTTCGGTGAACAGGGCTATCGTGCAAACATGACAGATAAAAAGAAAGCTGCTCTGGCCAAAGGCAGTAAGCGTAAGGGAACGATGGACTATGAATACTTCGTTTCATATGGCAAGGGCACATGGTCAGGGCGGCAGCATCTATTTGCCGGCATCTATAAGCGAATAGGGTTTTCCAAGGGCAGCGCCATCAAACCAATCATGATGTTTGTTAGTAAGCCTGGGTATCAAAAGCGATTCCCGTTCTATGAAACCGCACAGAAAGTAATTGATCAAAATCTTATAACGAATTTCAATGAGGCGATGGATGAAGCAATCAAGACAGCCAAATGATCCGCGGGTCCTTCCAGCGATCTTGCCCATCACGGGTAATTCAAAC